TCTATTATTAAGGAATGTAACTCCGTCAACACCTGATGATGAACTGGAACCCAACAACTGATTATAAGGTCTTGTGCTGATTAAATCTACTGTATTATTTCCAGGAAGATTAAATTCATTTTGTGCATCTTTCTGCGGTACGACAAATGTAATTACGCCTACTTTGGCGCCATTATTCGTCACGCCATATATGTCTCTAACATAAAGATTTTCTTGTGTGGCACTATAGCCACTTATTCCAGGTTCGCCTTGTATCCAAAATTCGCTATCCTGTTCAACGATAAAATTATAAGTACCGCCTCTTAATAATGTAATAGTAGGATTATCTGAACCCTGACTGCTTCCTATAGATTTAATGCTATATGCGTCGGGTGTTGGTGTGACAATATAATCATTGTTGTTGTATACGATTGATGCGCTGACTGTTACTGCAGGAGCACCGAGCGGCAACCAATAGTACTGATTGTAATTGATTATCTTATCTAAATTAGTGAAACTATCCCAACTGTAAAATTGACTCTGAAATAAACTACTATTTTTATTAGTTATAGTACCTTGCAATTTCAATGCATCTAATATGCCGGGATAACTTATGAAATCTTTAGCAGTAACTTCATTATCTGTAGTGAATACGACACCCGGTTCTAGTTGATAATCTCTTCTTACCTTTGTAGGTTCTGTCACATAATAATCTTTAGCGTTTATGCCATAACCTACTTTACTGCCAATAAATCCCTGAATCTTTTTAGTGACAGGGGGATTCACTAACTGGTCAAGTGTGGCTCCTAAAAACTGACTATTAGTTTCAGTTTGGAATATCGATGGTAGAAAATCAAGTGTTCTTATTCTAGTCATATCACGCTACTTGTAATTGGTCTGGTGTTAAGGCTGCGATCACTCTAATATCATTAGCAGTAGCCGCATTCACAAAAATCTCATATGGTTTACATTTAATCTCATACAATGTTCCAAAAGGCTCAGTTGGATTATTTGGCACCAATACTGCTGAACTAATTATATCTCCTAGTTTGTTATGTAGGTATGCGCTTAGTTCGCTGAAATAGAATGTATCTCCGAAGTTCCAATTATTAATATCAAAATAATCATTCATTGCAGTTAATACCGCGCTCTTTATGTCACTGTCACTAGCGGTAGTATCACTAGTTCTAATAACTTTAATAGTACCGCGCAATGCTGAAACCGCTTTAGGGCCAAACAACGGCTTGAATACAACGCTGTTCAACACAACGCTGTCACTCAGCATCTTATAATCCTGTATCTGCCCATATTGTGCGCTCAACTCATTGATAGTTGGTCTTGATGGTAGTGGAACTGTGTTAGTTGAATCTTGTATGTAATTTTGATATTGAGTATAGTATGCCTGTGTGACAACATATAAATCTATGATATTTGTCGTAGCAGGATCTATTCTAGTAGTGTTATTGCTGTTATGTCTATATAGGTAACTCAAGCCTTGACGACCTGGTTGTACAGAATAATTAGGTTGCTCAACTAATGTGTAACTAGTTTGAGTGACTGTGACATCCTGTACTGATTTATAAAATTTATTGTCTGAATACGCATAGAACAACTGTCCCACAGGATAGTCATACTTCACAACTTCAATTTGGCTCTTGACAGCATAAATGTAAATTACATCTGTGCTTGGAATTATTTGCAATCTTGTTAGATTGAGTGCGTCTTGTATCTCTTCAAAGAATACATATTTACCTATGTTAGATGAACCTGGAACTATGCCTGTGACTTCTTGGAAGAAATCAGGGTTAACAACTAATAGATTATTGTTGATATCTGTACTTGCTACTTCAACTTCAAAGTCATTAACATATCCGTCAGATTCTACAGTCTGTCCTATGATATTCACAGGTATGTCATAACCCAATGCATTAGTGCTGCCTGGCTTAGTATTGATTCCCAATACGTTGACGAAATCTTGTAGTATCTTTCCTGAGTATGGATCGTAAACTAATTCATTCAATGCATATGTGAAACGTGTCTCGTCCACGCTACCGAAATAATAACGCAATGAGCGATATTGTACTGTGTAAGTGTTGTCTGCTACATTGTTAAAATAAACAAACCAATTATCAGCCTGTCCTAATTCTAGTGACCATCTGTTATTATCGATTCTACTATTATCATATACCAAACTGAAATCTTGTTGTAACTCAATTCTTAGTATGGCTTCTTGTATGATTGATACAGGCAAACTATTGTCCCAAGCAGGAATCACTACGCTTAATATTGCACCGTTTGGCACGTAGCCATTCAATGTGACTGGTCCAGTACCATTGCTGAAGTCGCCTTGACCTGTATTACTGCCATCACCTACTACATTTAATACTGTAGTCCATATATAAGTCTTGTCGCTAGAACTAGGGACACCTGACACTAATCTATTATTTTGATCAAAATAATAACCAGTAGGCGCAATGAATTTACATAATGAACCTTTAATGATGTATTTTCTAGTAGTATCTGTGTTGGCACCTAACATGACAGGTGTCTCAATAGTATTATCTAAAACATAGAAATATCCATTGACGCTGTTACCAGTGACATTGCTAGTGTTGAAATAAGTGCTATTAACTCCAGTAGCAAATGTATAACGATTATAGTGAGACTGTGTAGTATCACCGGTGGCATTTATATAATATTGTATAGTTCTGTTATCGCTCAATATAGCAGAAAGAGTTTCTGTGAAGAATGATATGACACTACTTGAATTGATGACATTGAAATTCACATAGCCCAATTGATCGTCTTGCCACATGCCGCCGTCACTACCTAGATTATTAATGCTAGAATATTTGCCGGTAGGATCTAAAAGATCAAGGTTCTTGCTGACACCTATGCTACTGCGATTTACTGCTTTTGATTTGATGATTGATGAATACAATGTGAATGGGAAGTTGTTGTAGTCTTCTCCATTTACCATTCTATTTTGTGTGTAATATCTAGTAGGTGCTCTTTGCTTGATGCTAGCGATACTCTCACGTGCCTGAGCATTGCTCACTGGTTGTGTCAAACTCAAACCTAATGTCAATGTTTCTGCGCGACCCTCACGGCTGATATAAGTAAAAGCAACGCTGATACCTTGCATCTCATTGATATCTATTGTATAAGTCAATCCGTTGCTTGCACGAACGTATGAACGGAAAGTTCCTACTGGAATATTGCTGAACACCCCGTCACCGAACACATATGTTACTTGGTCGTTGAATCGTGAATTGACACTAAAGATATTCTTCTTGCTAGTGTCAGTTTGCAAATATGCATCTGCATAAACGTTGTTTACTTTTTCCCATACCAATCTTGAATCGTTATTAAGGTTCAATTGGTACAACCACGTGTCTGTGTTGTTGATACCTTGTATATCGATATTGACAGTTTGGTTACTGATCTGTTGTTCTAATACGAAATCGTAATTGTTTAATACGCCCTGCTTGAAATAAAAGAAGTAGCCTGTGTTTGCGCTAGCAAAACCCAATCTATCATTTCTATACAAGAAATTAAATCGACCGGTCGGTGCAGGTGGAATCTCATATAGGTAATCTTCATCTACGCTAGTGACGCTAACAAGTTCAAAGTTCATGTTAGTGCCGTCTACTGTGCTAGTGAAAGGTACTATAGGCAAACTACCATCCGGTATGTTCATGGTATATTCTGCTGTGGTGACTCCTAATATCTCTGATACGTTACCAGGGCGACCTACTTTCTGAGAACTGATTAAGGTGGCATTTAAAATAGTATTAAATTGCTCGAACCAATTTGGGTTAGCAGGGTCATTCCATAATATAGGAAGATTGCTTAGGTTCACTCCATTAAAATCTGTTATAGATTGACTAGTTTGTATGCTAGTGATCTTTAATGTGCCTTCAGCGCAAATGTTTCTTTTTGGTGTATAACTGACTAAATTGGCTAACTTAATGACGCTATCACGGCGTTCTGCTGTATCTATGAAGTTCTCACGGGCATTCAAGTCATTTCTGAATGCTAAACCTTGACCCATGAACGCCATGACATCTAATAATGCGATGAATTCGCTAGATTCGATGTAGTCGTTGTATGTTTCAGGATAGTAGACACGCAGGTAATCTATGAAACTCTTGCGTAGTGTCTCGTAATCGTAACTTCGGAAATCGACCTCACGGAAAGTTTGGTAGATCGCTTTCCAATCATTTACTCCGAATAGTGCTGCCTGTCTAGAACTTTTAGCCATAATTAATCTCTGATTTGATTATTTATCAAATCCGAAAACCGCGGTTTTTAAGATTATTGTGTATTTGCTTTGTTTGTAGTGCTATCTAAGAACACACTTAACAATTGCGCTTCATTGAACGGTTGTACTGCTAATTCAACTTCTAACAGTATGCCATTCTCTTGCGGGTATGCTTTAACTGAGTTTAAAACTATTCTAGGATCCAAACTAGCAACACGGGTGATCTCATTTTCTAGGCTAAATTGAACATCAGGGGTATTGGGTTCGAAAACAAAGTTCCACAATGTGGTACCATATTGCGGTTGCCCTACTTTCTCCCCTTGACGTATATTCAACGCATTGATGAAATCTTGTATGACTAACGTTTCGTCAGTTACTTTAAACTTTTTACCCGCGCTTATCCCATTGGTTATTGATCCTACACCACCGTCAATACCCGGTTTGGCATTGGTAGTCTTGGGTTTGTTTGCGTTTACTGTAGAAAAACCAATATATTGAGGCATAAAGTATTTATATCAAGCCTTTATCACCTTAGTAGTAACTACACTTACTGTGGTGTTGCTTGTGTTATTTGAGTTTGTTTCTGTAGTTGAATTACCATATAACGCTAATGCGACTGCAGGGTATTGTTCATCTAGTTCTTTTAGTTTATCTTGTGAAGAGATGTATTCTGCTATAGCGGCATCATATGCTGATTTAGCCACATCGACTTGCGGATCCCCCGCAGGCAGATTCTGTTGCATAGTCAGATATTTGTCTAATGCTTCGTTCATACTATTTTCGGCTTTTAGACTTGCTATAACTAATTCACCTTGTGCTAAGATATACTCAGTTTTCTGATTTGCTAAATCATCGACTTTGCCTATAGCAGCCTCACTTATTTCACCAAAATTTGGAGAAGGTATATCAGGATCTCCCAATTGGCTAGTTATAGCACCTGTTATGCTACTTCTATCTGTAGTATTCAATGCAATGCTAGGTACTTTGATTCCGCTACCTGCACTTGCTATAGACCCTAATGCACTTTGTAGTCCGGCTGCGGCACCTGCAGGCAATCCTGCAGTTGCTAATGATACTAATGAGTCTGCTCCGCCCTTTAATTTGCCTAATAGATCACCTGCTTTACCGGTAACTTGATTACCTAGGTTGTTCATAACATCTGTCACACCGCCGGATATAGCAGATTTAATGTTATCTACTCCTGGTATGCCAGGTAATGATCCTTTAGCAAGATTAGTCACACTAGAAACTGCGCTTTGTCCGCCAGGTAAGTTAGATAGACCGCTTGCTACTGAACTTGTTCCGACGTTTATACCTGTAGCCTTAGCGGCAGCCGCTGAAGACAATGCTGCCGCGCCTGAAGTAACAGAACCTGCAAATGCTGTAGCAGCCGTTGCTACTGATTTTCCTGTACCCGTTAATAAATCTTTACCTGCCGTTGTTAATGCAGTTTGTAATGAGCCGCCTGTTTTATTAGTTGCCGCTTGAACTAAACTGTCGGCCACGCTGCCGGCGGCCGGTATCAATTTTGTCACACTTCCCAATGCAGATCCTACTGTTCTATTCAATGATACGCTTGCCAATCCAGTAGCCATGCCTACGGCTGCATCGCCTGCTTGACCTAAACTAGATTTCAATTGAGAACCTAACGATTCGGCTGCTTGTGAAACAGCATTAGTAGCATCTGTAGCACTTGCATCGATTGTTGCTTCAGCAGACTCTTTAGCCAATGCTGTTAAGTTCTGCGGAACTCCTGCTTTCATTGGCTTGAATGTTGATGCTATGGCAGAGAACGCGCTGGCTGCTAAACCTTTTGCCTGGTCTGTTACTGCTGCCAATGATGGGGATTTTACTGCGGCTTCTAACGAACTTTCTAATCCAGATAGTACACCACCTATACCTTCGCCGGCCGCTGCCGCGAAATTACCTGCTGATATATCTTGCATTACACCATCTAACTTACCTGTAGGTAAATTAGGCATACCGGGTATAGAACCTGCCGCGCTCTTTATAGCACCTAAAGTGTCTGACAATCCATTTTTAGCCGCGCTCATTACCATACCGCCTACTTGACTTGCAGTTTCATTACCCGTCAATGCTCCGGCATTTTGCAATTTACTTTGAGCCTGTGATATGTTAGTGGCTAATGCCGCAGACTGCGCAGGT